AGTGATGAGGACAGTGATGAGGACAGTGATGAGGACAGTGATGAGGACAGTGATGATGAGTAAAAACAGTTATTTATTACATTATAGAAAAATCGATTTTCACAAATAAAAAATCATATTATTAATATTTTTTTTAGTTCCAGACATTTTCAAGTAAAAAATTAAAAGTAAAAAAACTATATTTTCCACAATCAAAATTTTTTATTAAAAAATTTGATTATTCTTACTAAATATTACACACAAAAACAACATAGAATACTACATAATAATTATTAAAAAATGAATCAACAATCAAACCATCAACAATCAAACCATCAACAAATCAACAACCTATGTAAAAACATTGAAATTGGACACGCCCATGAAATTGCGGTAACTGGATTTCCTCTAATGCTGTCTGGATTTAATGGTCGATATAAATTAGAATGTTCTGACTCAAATAAACTTATTTATCGTCGATGCCATAATTCTATGTTATTTGGAATGATTGAATTATTACCATCCTTTTTTGTAAAACGCCATATTGATTTAAAATGGCGATTTCGGTGTCCACAAAGTAATATTACACTTTTTCAAAACGAAATAATGGGTGTTTTTAATACTTATGCTATGGGAACTTATACTGGTTCCCATGCCACTATTTCAGTTGAACCAGTTATCAACAAACCATCACTAATTGCAAAAGCAGCATTTCCTTTTCCAACATATCCAACTAAATTCTCTTTATCTGAACATCCTATCATTAATAAAAAAGACTTTAAAATGTTAAGTACTGTTTCTTATGGTCGCATTCCAAGTTATTATCAATCATATTGTGGAAACCATAAACGCAATTATGTAATTTTGTATAGTCATGGAAATGGAGAAGATTTATTCCAATGTCTCCCACTTTTAAAAAAAATGTCGGATCAGCTACAATGTGATGTAATGGCATATGATTATGTTGGGTATTCAACTTCTCAATTTACAGGACAATGCCCATCCGAAGATGGTTGTTATGAATCAATTCAATCGGCACTTAGGGAATTACGCGTTGTTCATAAAATCCCTCTAAATAAAATTGTTATTTATGGTCGATCCATTGGTACAGGCCCAAGTATTTATTTGGCTTCAAGAGAACATCTCAACGGGAAATTCGCAGGTGTTATATTGGAATCTCCAATGTTATCTGGTATAAAAGCAGCGTTAGGACCAACAACAAGCGCATCAATACTTCGTCCATTTGATTTATTTAAAAGTGATGGTCGAGTAGGTAAGATTGATAATAAGGTGGCCATTATGCATGGTGCTTATGATCAAGTAATTTCTGTAAATCACAGTGAACAATTATTTGATAAATTGAATGATCCATATGAATTAAAAATATTTGAAAAGGATGAAAAAACTGGAGGACCAATTGGACATAATAATATGCCATTTTTACAATGTATGAAATTTATTCGTGAATTTTTGGATTCTCTTTTAATTTAGTTGACGTCGTCAGAATCGGTATCCACACCTTGTTCCATTGATTGACTAATATTCTTATAGTTGTTATTATCATTTTTCCCAATCAACTCAATTTTACATAGTAAATTATCATTTTTTAGATTTTTTGTTTTTATTTTTTCTTGTAAAATGTCGTGTGTTTTTTTTATTTGTAAAATACGTTCCTTGTTACGTTGTAGTTTTGCCATTAATTTTTCTTTTAGTGTGGAAGCCATTTATTTATCACAATAAAAAAAAAATAAATTTGAATTTTTTCATTAAAATAAATATTCATAACAAACCAACAAACCAACAAACCAACAAACCAACAGACCAGTTAATCATGTTTCACAAAGAAGTTCGGTACACTGCTCGACCAACTCTTCGCTGTGCTCGTAAATTTTCAACAGATCCAAAAGTAAAATTTGAAAACAAAAAGGTTGTGGGGAAACTGGGTAAAGTATATAAATCTCAATGGCTAGAAGCATATAAATCTCAGATGATCGAAGCTATGTGTCAAGAATTTAATAGGAAAATTAAAAAGGAAATTACACGTCCGTTGATTTCGGCAGTTTGGGGCACCAAATATGTAAAAACTAGTAAAAAAAATTAAAATGTTTTTTTTTGAGTTGATGTTTTTTTGTGAAATTTTATAAAATTTTGTTTGAATTTTGTATGTGTTATATGGTTTTGCTAGTAATTTTAGTAAATTTTTTTTTATTGTGGATTCATAAGTAATCACAATAAAAAAAAATTTGAAAAAAAATGAACATCCATAGAAATAAATACATTTTACAATAAACCAATAACAATGTTTCGCAAAGCAATTCAATCCACCGCTCGATCAACTCTTCGCCGCGCTCGTAAATTTTCCACTGATCCAAAACTGGAAACTGAAATTCACGCTGAAAGTAAAAGAGTTATAAAACAAACTACAAAAGATGGATATTTTGAACAAGTCATTACAACAATTACACGTCCATCACCCAGAACAAAAGTTGTAATGGGTCTTTATGGTGCTGGATTTTTAGGTACATCCATGCAGACAACTTACAATGCGGGTAAAAGTGAACTAACACAGTATCGTAAAAAACATCCAAATGGATCAGGTGATAAAGACGAATTCACTGTTGTCAAAGAGGCATGTGGTAGAGAAATTTGGAATTCTATATGGTCAGGACTTTGGTGGCCAGCAACATTGACTTCACGTTTGATGCCAAATGTCATTTTATGGCTAAATCCAGAACCAGTTTCTGAAAAACCATCAAAACCATCAAAAAATATCAAATTACCATCATAAATGATGTCATTAATTTTCCTTAATTTAAAAATTTTTTATTTTTTTATTTTTTTATTTTTTTATTTTTTTATTTTTTCGAATTAATTCGTTTCATAATTTCTTTTGCAGTCACTTGAAGCATTTTTTTTTGAAACCCAGCTAAATCACATTTATCCGCACACCTCTTAATTTGTTTAAAATTTTTTTTCGCATTTTGTTTTACACATTGTTCTGGATTTTTAGATCGATTACATTTTTTATATTCCCTCACCACTTTTTTACATTTTGCTCGAGCACATCGTTCGACTTTTTGAATATCTTTTTTTATTTTTTCTCCAATAATTTTTGGTCCTGTCCAATTCAAAATACCAAGCGAATTCTTAAACCGTTTATTTGTAACAGTTTTTTTACCACCTCCATTTTGAGCAAGCAAGTATAAACGCAATACTTGTTTACCTAATTTACCATTAACATTGACGAATCGCCCACTTTTTGGATTATAAATTTTTTGATAAGAAACCATTTATATTTTATCAAAAGAAAAAAAAACAGATGTTCTATCAATTTATGATTCAATGGAAATCAATTAGAACCAATGGGAACCAAAGATCGTTTTTGTTTTTTTACTAATTTCAATTTTGTTACATAACGATATTTAACTTTTTCCCATTCTGGATATTTATCAGATAAACCATATCGCGGTCCATAATACAATGCTTCCTTTGTTTCTTCTTTTCCACCTTCGCCTTTTTCAAAATCACAATCTTGAATTTTAATATACTCATTTTCAATGGCACTCAAAGGAGATTGTTTATTATCTTTTGCCATAAATTCTTTTACATTGGACGCACCATGTTGGGCAATTAATTCATTGACAGAATTACATGGTCCACCAATCATTTTTTTTGTTTCCAAATTATAAATGGAACGAATTAAAATACCACAGTATTTGTCGTTGTTTCCAAGAGTTAAATCCAATCCTTTAAATGTCCCTCCACGATAATTTCCTTTACTTGTTTTATGAAAATACCATTTACCGTATGTTGCCTGGTCAGGATTGTCGTGTGTATACAGGTCCTTATGTGTCGCGGAATTTAGGTAAAATTCAATTTCACAAATACGATATGAATTTTGTCCAGATATTAATTTCGTTTGATTCATTAATTTATTGGCTATTTCATTAAATTCTGTATGGGAAATGTGTGTATTTTGTTGAATAAATGATTCCATATTTTTTTATATTTGAATTCTCTTTAGTTTATTAAATTGAAATTTCAATTTTTTATAAACGAATTATAATTAAAATTACGATCATAATGAGACCAATATTCATATAATAATTTTGATTGTATTATATAGTTTTCCCGGATGTTTTTTCGAATTCGATATAATTTATAATGATGGCACATATAATTTTTATTTGGTGGATTGTTTTTATAATAAATTGGATCATATAACATTTCCAAATAATAAGGAATTATTTTAGTGGTGTGAATGATTGGAAATGAATTTTTATAGTAGTGGATAAATATTTTGTAATATTTTATGTTGGATAACATCCAATTTCTTAAATCCGTTTCAGATAAATAATTACCAATTTCATGTAAAATAGCCGAATGTAAATTATTAACAAAAGGAATGAAAATTTGTGGTGGTGGTGCTGGTAAGATATATAATGGTTGGGGTAATGATGTAAAGATATAAATTGAACGAATGATGATTTTAAAATTGTAATCGAAATCATAAGTGAATGATCTTTTAAAAAAGGATGAAAATGACCAACAAAACTGTTTTTTGGAACACAAACACAATTCAGGATTACGAAAGTAAAAATAGAGAAATTGATTTTTAATTCCTTCAAAACTAATTTTTGTAATTTCGTAATATTGGTTGCGTAGTTTTATACAATTATTTTTATGATTTTCACCATAATACATTAAATATCCTGATTGAATTTTATAATTTAAATTTTTAAAATCTTGAAATAAAAAGTCTATAGTCAGGCATTTATTCTTTTTGGTGAGTGAGTTGACAATTTTAGATTTTTGTTGAATAAATGTTTTTTCGGACATAATGATAGATTTTTTTATTTCTTTCATTAGAATTCGAAGATATATTTTTTTTTATTTTGCATTTTTCATAGAGTTCAAATTTTTTATTTTTACTAATTAATAAAATAACATAAAATAACATAAAACATAAAAAAAATGAAATTATCTTGTGTATTATCTGCTTGTAATTTGAATCCCGCTTATTCTGATTTTATCCCAATGTTTATTACCACTTGGGAAAAATTATATCCAACAGTTTCTGTAAAAGTAATTCTCATTTCCAATTTACTTCCAAAAAAACTTCAACAATACCAATCCAATATAATATTGTTTCCATTGATCAATGGAGTTTCTGATGTGTTTATCAGTCAATACATTCGTTTATTGTATCCGGCATTATTAGATGAATTTGATGGTGGTATATTGATTACGGATATAGATATGGTGCCTTTAAATCGAAATTATTTTACATCAAATATTGAATCAATTGAGAATACAAAATTTGTATGTTATCGTGATAATTACTTGAATCAAAAAAAAACTTGTTTATGTTACTGTGTGGCAACAAGTTTAACATGGAAGGAAATATTTCATGTGAAATCAGTGAAAGATGTACGTGATCGATTGATAAATGTTTTTTCAACTTTAAATCATGTGGATGAAATAAAATCGTGGTTTAAGGATCAAACAGATTTGTATATTTACATGATGAAATGGCATAAAAAAACTGGTGGTATGGTTGCGTTAAATGATTCAAAAACGGGACATCATCGTTTGTGTCGGTATGAACATCGATATTTAATTACAGACAAAGCGAGAAATGACATTCATACAAAAATTGGACAACAGAAAATTGTCCAAATGATTAAACAAGGTATATTTACAGATTATCATTGTTGTCGTCCTTTTAAAAAATATCAAAAATTAAATAAACAAATTGTTTCATTTACTGGATCAATCTCTATAAAATAAAATAAATTTGTCAAAGCATACGAACGTGAAGCCCAATATAAATGGGACAGAGGTATACCACCATGAATACACCATTAATTTAATACCACCATAACTCATTTTGGTATTGAAATAATAAAAAAAATTTGATTTTTTTTTTTCGATCACTGGTTATCTTAAAAACAAAATAATCATTTTACCATAACCACCTAAACTATCTAAGTACAACAAAAAAACAAAAAAAATTCACGTTCCAAGAGAAACACCAAGAACAAGCTCAAGAACTTTTCAAAACGTGATTGTGACACAACCATGAGAATTCATGATGCCAAAATAAAAGTGGCTTGCTCACAAGCAATGAAAAAACGAATTCAACGCAAGCAGCGAGATGCGTATTTGATTGAGCTTGCGGATGAACGAGCTTTTTTGATCAATCGGTTATATGGTGAGTATTTTACCTCAGAAGAGTGGGAAGCACAATTCAATGGTCAATGGGTTTCCTACCGTGACCAACCAGATTCCAAAGGGCGTAGATGGAATGGATTTTCCAAGCCACCTGAATTTGAAGAATTTAAACGACGCTGGAATAAAATGAATCAGTTCATCACCAAACACAAAGAAGAACTTGATGAATATCGAAGTCGACTTTGTCATTGGGGGAATGATGGGGAAGACAAGCGTTATTTGGATTTTGACAAAGCTATTGAACATTACGACTACGTTGTTAATGTGCGGGTGTGAGTGAGTGAGTGAGTCGGGTGTGTAGTTGCGGTCGATGATTATGTAAATAATAAAAAAATATTTTTTTTTTATTTTTTTATTATTATTAAATTATTAAATTATTAAAAATAAAAATTATATCTCCATAATTCAGGCGATCCTACTTTAAAATTATCATGATTTTTTGCTTTGTACCAAAAAATGCGTTCTTCTAATTTATTGCTTTTGGAAGTATTATGAATTACCAAACAACCATAATTATTTGTAAAATGATTCATAATTTGTAGAAATATATGAAATGATGGAAATATATTGCCATATTGTTGGTATAGTTTTTTTTTATTGTTCACGATATTTTCATGTAAAATAAAAACAAAATCAATATTTTGTTGAAGCGAACGTGGAATTCCGAAACAATAACCCGCAGTTATAATAAATAAAACTTTTTTTTGAAATATTTCGGATATATTTTTATCTTTCATCCAAGACTTATCATACATACAATTATCTAAAACACAAAATGAATTTGGGTTTTCAACAATATGTGAAAGATAATTTTTTATAATATACTGAATCATATCGAAACTTAGAATATTAATCATTTTATATAAAAACAGTTGTAAACATTTTATTTTTTTCATATTTTTTTGTTTATTACGATTTATAATTTTATTTTGCCATTCACTCATATTATGAAATAATTCTGGTTTAAATTCATCATGTATAAATATTTTTGGAAAAAATTTTTCATAAATATGTTCAACACGTTCTACCAGTGATACAACTATTCCTGCTGGTGTGTCTCGCTTATGATATAAAATATCTCTAGTTAAAAAAGTTTTTCCAGTTTGTCTTTTTCCAACTATTAATATATTGCTGTTGTGTTGAATATGGTTCATATCAAACATTTGTATGTTTATTTGAGAATTATTCATTTTATTTATTGATTAATTAATGTTTAAATAATTTTACATTATTTCAATTGGTGGATTTATTTATAATTTGTTCAAAACATCTTGGTCACATCTTGGATAAACATTATTTTTTCAAGGAAGAGTTTGTCAATACATTAATGGTTCTCAGCAAACTATCTGGTGTGATGGAAATACTATTAATTCCTTCATCCAATAAAAATTTTGCCAATTCAGGATAATCACTGGGACCTTGACCACAAATTCCTATTTTTGTTCCTGTTTTTTTACATTTTTGTATAGCTATTTTTAACATTTCGATTACAGCGTCATCTAATTCATTGTATAAATACTGAACCAGTTCACTATCACGATCCAGTCCAAGTGTTAGTTGAGTCAAATCATTTGATCCAATTGAAAATCCATCAACATGTTTTGCGAATTGTTCTGCTAAAATTACGTTTGATGGAATCTCACACATAAGATATACCTGTAACCCATTTTTACCACGTTCTAAACCGAATTCTCGCATAGTATTTTGAACCTGGATACATTCTTTGACAGTTCGACAAAAAGGGATCATTACAATAACATTGGTTAGTCCCATATCATCTCGAATATATTTAATGGCTTCACATTCTAGTCCGAATGCTTCTTTATATTTATCATTATAATATCGCGATGCTCCTCGCCATCCAATCATGGGATTTTCTTCATTTGGTTCGAAATATTGTCCTCCTAATAAATTACGATATTCATTCGATTTAAAATCACTAAATCTGACAATAACGTCTTTATTTTTAAAAGTACAAGCAATTCGGCTTAGACCATAAATTAAACGTTTTAAGCAATATTCTCGTTCGTTTTTAAATCCGGAAATTAGTTGAGTGATTTTTTTAGTTAATTCAACGTCACCAAGTGTGTGATGACGGAGAAGTGCCATTGGATGAACTTTGATATAATTATTAAAAATAAATTCCTGACGAACTAATCCAACACCATCCACTGGATAATTATGATAATTAAATGATTTTTCTGGACTTGCCAAATTAAACATGATTTTTGTATTTAATTTAGGTAAATCTTTAACATAAATTTCATCTATTTTGAGTGATAATGAACCACTCATTACTTTACCACAATCACCTTCGTTTACAAGAGTAACTTGATCACCATCTTTTAATAAATCTGTACCATTAATAGTTCCCACAATAGCAGGAACACCAAGTTCTCGAGCGACGATTGACGCATGACAAGTTCGTCCACCGCGATTTGTAATGATACCAGATGAAATTTTCATAATTGGTTCCCAATCTGGATCAGTCATATCGGTGACAAGAATATCGCCTGGTTTGAAAAATTCCTCTGAGCTGAGATTGTCACGATTGTCAAGAGAATATAATTTGCGTACACGTCCACTAGACATTTTTTTTCCAACGGCAACACCTTCAACAATGATTTTACTTTTTTTAAATTTGTCGTCTTTTACCAAATTATATGTTTTAATAACAGAGGAATCTGCCTTGGACACCACTGTTTCTGGGCGTGCTTGCAAAATATATAATTCACCATTTAACCCATCAATTCCCCATTCAATATCCAATGGACACCATCTTTTATAAAGAGAACAATAATAATTTTCCAGTGTTAAAACATAATTCCCTAATTGAATTGCTTGTTCGTCAGTAATAGACATTTTACGCTGATATTCGTTGTCTAATTTGATTTTCTCTATTTTTTCACCTGGATTAGTTGCGTAAACAATTTTATGGGTTTTATAGCCAATTTTTTTTTCAATAATTGGATCTTTTTGTTTTTTCAGGGATGGTTTAAATAAAATAAGCTCATCTGGGTTCACCTGACCACTGACAACGATTTCTCCAAGACCAAACGCACTATTTATAACAATAATTTCATCATAACCACTTTCAGTATCAATTGAAAAAGCAACACCAGCACTTCCAAGATCAGATCTTACCATCTTTTGTATTCCAACGGATAATTTTACGTTATGAAACATATCACGACTTCTTCTATATGAAATTGCGCGGTCAGTGAATAAGGATGCAAAGCATTTTTTTATACTAAATAATAATTCTTTATTGGTTCGGACGTTCAGATAGGTTTCTTGTTGTCCGGCAAAACTGGCATCTGGTAAATCTTCTGCCGTTCCAGAAGATCGCACTGCTACATCGGTATTTTTTTGTGGTTTTCCATCAAAATCACGATATAATCCAGATAGTTTTTTATAGGATTTGATAATTTCCATTTCAAGATTCTTTGGAAAATTGGCTTCTAAAATGACGTTTCGTATTTTCATACCAATTCGTTTGAGATTAACCAAATCATTATTATTTAATATATTTTGAATACAAGACGATATAAATCCTGGTAAATTATTGTAATTCATAAAACAATCAAAAGCGCTGGTTGTTACAGCAAATCCATATGGAATCTTTATGTTTAAATTTCCAAAATTGGAAATCATTTCACCAAGGGAAGCGTTTTTCCCACCCACTAAGTTGATATCATGAATTGATATATCATCAAACCATTTAATAAATTCTAAATCCATTTATATGTTTTTTTGTGTTTGTTTAATAAATTAGTCAAAGAAGATATTTTACAAAATCATTCATTTTCTATAAAATTTATTATTTCAAAAAACAAAGTTGTCTTAAACAAAGTTGTCTTAAACAAAGTTGTCTTAAACAAAGTTGTCTTAAACAAAGTTGTCTTTATTGATTGGTTGATTGATTGATTAATTGATAAATGAATTATTAAAATCAAAAATAAACGTCGCATTGAAACGCATTTACACAATAAATACGAAAAAATTTGATTTTTATTACGAGTAATCAATCCGCAAATAAAACTGAAAATTCAAAAAACTAAATGAGCGCTTCAGACAAAAGAGCTGCGATTGCAGGATACACAATTTTCGGATCATGTCTTGGAGGTGGGTTTGCTTATTTATCTAATAATCCAGTCCCTTTGATAATGGGAACTGGGCTAGGACTTTCGACTGGTTTAATATCGCAATTTCGCGTCACATCGACACAACATGTTCGTGAAAATGATGATGGTTCTAAAACAATTATTAATCAAGGAGAATATACAAAAACTCCGATGTGGCGATCGTTTTTAGGAGGTATTATTTGTAGTAAAGGAACCATTCCACTTTTAGTTGTAGGTATATGTGTTGTTGCTGGATTTTCTAAAAAATAATTTGATGGTAAAAATAATTTGATGGTAAAAATAAAAAGAAAAAGATTGTTTTTTTTACTATTTCCATTACATACCATCACTTTAGTAATTTCTATAAATTTATCATTATGATTTCGAGTACCACTTGTACAATGTCACTTTGATACAATGTCACTTTGATATAGTGAGATGTTTAATTTTTTGACAAAGCACATTGATATTGGCACCACTGGCACCACTAACACCACCCACACTCTCACTATCCACACAGGCATCACAGGCACTCTTACTATCCACGCTCTTATTTACAATAAATTTTTGACAAAACAATTGACAGTATGATGGCATATAATCACGTCGATTGCATGTGTGGCACCTATGTCCAATATGATCATCAAATGACATTGTGTAAAATTTGAATCTGAATGTATCTGAATGTATCTGAATGTATGTATCTAAATGTACGTACCGAACGTTGAACGTATGTATGTACGTCCTGGAATATATGTTATGTGTTCAGTTGATGGTCAGTTATCCTGTAAAAATAAATGTATAATATATAAAAAAAAATCAAATTTTTTTTAAAATTTATTTACTTATATTTTTGTTTTACATTTTCTCACTCATCAGGCAATTCTATTAAACATCCTATATTGTGTTGATCCACCGCCAAGCTCTATCGTCAAAAACGTATTTACTTCTGGAAAATAGGGTGCCAAAATAGTTAGTGTGCTGGTACTACCAAAAAGAGCTTCTTTTTCTGGCGTAAGTAGATCACACTGTAAACCCTTCTTTGTAATCTCGAATTGAAGAGCTTTAAACGTTTCTGGATGTTCGCGCCATTTGCCAGTGGCAAAACAAGCGACATCTGAAAAATCAAGTTCAGCGTCTTCAGCGTCTTCAAACTGATGAATGATTTTGGCAGCCAGTGGTGCCAGGGATGTAGAATCTGTCACAAATTCTTCAAAATCATATTCGAAGTACTCGCCATGCTGGCAACCAGTTTTTCCATCAACTAAAACAGCCTTGCCCGAGCCAAAATCCATGATCCATTGTTTGCCGACACCTGTACACCACACTGGTTTGGTCTGAGTGTTGGTTCCACAAGTAAATGTGTTACGCACAGCACACAAATAAGTATCATCTGGTGTCTTGCTAAGACTCAAAAGCCATGTGATGGTTTTTTCTTTCTCAGCTTCTAGTTGTTTTTCCTTTTGTTCAAGGATACTTCTTAATTCCTCTTTCTTGTCAGAAAACCCTTGATCTTGTGAACTCATACCTGCCATTTCAGAACGAAGTGTTTTTTCTCGGGCACACAGTGGATTTTTTCGGATTTTGACTGATTTTGCTTGCTTAACTCCTTCAATGGTTTCTGCTACCATGAAGCGTCCAATACGACCTTCTTTCTTCAAATTCTTGCCGATATCTGGAACAACCCCACATGGAGTTGGAGAAAACCCATTCAAAATATGGTATCCAGAACCGGTAATGATGACGGCATCTTGGGCATAAGTCGACATTTGACCTGGCAGACAAATGATTTGGTGATGTGGTTCATCAATCATCCCCTTAATACCGACAGGAATCGAAGTAGGTGAACAGATTGGTTTGAATCTGGTAAATGATTCACATGAAACTTCGACGGTGGAAGAACTCATTTTGAAAATATTAGGTTTGTTTTTTCTAGTTGTTGTTGTTAAACAGCAAGTAAACGGTACAGATGAATGAGATTTAGTTGAAAATTACAAGTCTGTATGTTTTCCATAAAAAAATCAAATTTTTTTTATAGATTTGATCTGAATTTGATTTTTTATCATTTACTCCTTATTTCATAATAAAATGATGGTGTATTTAATTTATTAAATCACAATTAAATTATCGTCAAGTACTTGTCAAATCCTTTATAAAATAATTAAATTAATTATGGATTGAGCTTTTTGGTAGATATATGGTCCATGACATGGAGATGGAGATGGAGATGGAGATGGAGATGGAGATGGAGATGGAGATGGAGATGGATGAATGATTTAAAAAAATTTGATCTTTTAATGGTAAAACCAATCAATCAATCATTTCAATTAATAAATCCACAAACAAA